TACGAGAAGCCCAAAAGCAACTCGCAGCATCTGCCGAAGTCCAAAAGAAGTTGGCATTTGTAGAAGCAGGTATTCCACTTGATTCTCCAATGTCGAAATACTTCATCAAGGGCTACGACGGTGAACTTACCCCAGAAGCAATTCGTGAAGCGGCTCAAGAGGCACAGTTGATTGCACCAATACAACAGGTCGCTGATACTGACAAGCAGGCTTGGCGCGAGACAAACAAAATCGCGGCAGGTTCAGAAGTTAGTCCAGCACCACCAGGGTGGATTCAACGCATCGAAGCCGCTAATTCGGAACAAGAAATCATGTCAATCTTTGCCGAGGCACAAGCCCAAGGTATTGATCTTGGGGATTTGTAAAAACTTCAACCCTGTAAAGGAACCCCAAAATGGCTGATTATTACGCAGCAGAAACCGGTACAGCAAACCTGTCCGTTGACCAGACCGCCTTCGAGAAGCTCGCATACTTCGCTCTCCGTGACGAAATGTACTTCGACCAGTTCGCAGACGTTCAGGCCACCAACGCCACCAACCCTGGCGCAACTGTCACATTCACCATCTTCCAAGACATGGCTGCCGCTACAACGGCCCTTGGCGAAGCAGAAGACGTAACCCCTGTTGCTTTGAGCGACAGCCAAGTTTCTGTCACATTGAACGAGTACGGTAACGCAACGGTCACCACCGCCAAGCTCCGTGCAACCTCGTTCCTTCCTGTTGACCCAATCGCCGCTAACGCTGTTGGTTACAACGCTGGTTTGTCAATCGACACCATCGCCCGTAACGCAATCCAAGCTGGCACCAACGTCATCTACGCAACCGGTGGAGCAGCCGATCCTTCAAGCCGTACAACCATCAACTCCGACGACGTTCTTACAGCGAACGACGTACGCCGTGTTGTTGCACAGCTTCGTAAGGCAAACGTTCCAACACTCAACGGTTCGTATGTCGGAATGATCCACCCTGACGTTTCCTACGACTTCCGTAGCGCAACAGACGCAGCAGCATGGCGTACCCCTGCTAACTACGTCAACCCACAGGGCATCTACACCGGTGAAATCGGAATGTTTGAAGGTGTTCGTTTCGTTGAGGCTCCACGCGCGCCTTTGTTTGCGAACGCATCTGACAACTCAGGTTCCGCTGGAACGATTGACGTGTACGGCACATTGATCATGGGTCGCCAGGCTCTTGCTAAGGGTATCTCCCTTGGTGGCGAGTACGGCGCACAGCCTTCAATCGTGTACGGCACAGTGACCGACATCCTCAAGCGTTTCCGCCCTGTGGGTTGGAAGCACTTCGTTGGTTACGGCGTGTTCCGTCAGGAAGCTCTCCGTCGTATCGAGTCGGCTTCGTCGATTGGCACCAACGCCTAATTATTGACTGAACCCAGTTAGCGGAAGCCCCCTGTCAGAAATGGCGGGGGGCTTTTGCTATTATCGGTTTATGGCTACGTTCAGTCCCCCAACAGATAACTTTGTGTATTGGGCCGAAGACGGTGAAGAAGGAATCTTTTCGTATCTGAAGCCTGGTCGTCGTGGAAGAAACGTGTTCAAACTGACTGACGGTTCATTCACCGAGTATCAACCAATGGATCAGGACAGCATCGCCATTACCTACCACGGTGGACACATCCACCCACTCACCGCCGAAGAAGAACAAGACCTTAGAGACGCTGGATACGGGGATTACATAACGGTATGAAACACCAAGAAACGCATCCGAATTTGGATGTAGAAGGATGCTTTGGATGTCGAGTTGCCGGTGTATCTTTCGGCACCAACACCACCACCACCCGTGGTCAGGCTGTCTCTGAAATCAACCAACGCGCTAAAAACTGGGACAAAGATATGCCCGCCTATAAACGGCTACGCAAGAACGGTGTGCAACCAAAAGGTATTGACGGTGCCGCAGCGTTAGAGGCTAGAGCGTCAACAGTTGCCGAGGTAGAGTCCCGCCCAAACATTGAAAAACTAATCAAGCGTGGCGTAGCTGAGTGAACTTTCAATCGTGGCAAGGGGTTGACGACCCGAAGTATGGCTACGGCTCGATGCTTGCTGGTTTCAAATCTGTGTTACCTAAAACAGTGACACTAGATAAAGATGCGTCAGTATTGGTGTATATGAACACCCCAAACAGTTCACGTGGTTTTACTGTTGGTCAACATCGGGTGTCTTTTACGATGTGGGAAACAGATAAGTTGCCTAACAGTTTCCTGCGGTGGCTTCCCTTGTATGACCAGATTCTTGTGCCGTGTGAACACAACCGTGAACTGTTCAGCCAACACCACCCTGATGTGCGTGTAATCCCGCTTGGGGTGGACAACAAGTTTTGGTCTGGTTACACCGAACCTGACGGCCCATTCAAATTCCTTGCCGGTGGGTCACTATGGCTCCGCAAAGGTTTAGATCTTGTGGTGGAAGCATTTCGACGGTTGGATTTACCTGACGCTGAACTACACATCAAAGCAGCCCCACACGCCAGTGACACACCCGATGTGAAACATCCCAAGATTGTGATGCACCGCAACTGGATGGATGACGAAACCCAACGCGACTGGTTTAGGCAGGGTCATGTGTTTGTGGCGGCTTCCCGCGGGGAAGGTTTCGGGTTGATGCCACTCCAAGCTATTTCGTTGGGTATGCCCACCATCATCTCAGATACGACAGGTCAAGAACAGTTCTCGTATCTTGCCACAGGGGTTGTCTCTACCACCCGTACCCCTGCCACCACTATCGGGAATTGGGATGAACCAAACCTTGACGAACTGTGTGAACAGATGCTTGACCACTACCGAAACTGGTCAACCCATCAAACCAACGCTGTTGTCAATGCCCGTTCCGCGTCGGCGTGGTCTTGGCGTAAAGCCACCAAAGCCCTGCTTGATGCTGTCCCTGTGGGTACATTGTTGGAACAACCAACGTGGGAACCTGCCGTTGTGACTGTCCCTATCAGGGTGAAAAAGAAACTGTCCTGCGACATCGGACTCAACCACTATGACTTCCTGCCTGGGGTAGAGTACGAGGTACCCGAAGGAGTTCTTCAGGTATTATCTGATGCGAAAGTTCTGGAGCAAAGATGAAACAAAAACCGTTTTGGGATCAGAAAAATCCTAAGAAGAAATCTACCCCTTTGTCTGATTCACAAAAAAAGAAGGCGATGGCACGTGCGAAGAAGGCTGGCCGTTCCTACCCAAATCTTGTTGACAATGCCTGGGCATCAAAGCAATGAGTATCGAGTATCGGGGCGAAAAGTTCGCTGGCTACAACAAACCCAAACGCACTCCAGGCGCATCAAAGTCCCACGCTGTACTCGCCAAAGAAGGCGACAAAGTGAAGTTGATTAGGTTCGGTCAGCAAGGTGTTCAGGGTTCCCCTGAAGGCACAGCCCGTAACCGTTCATTCAAAGCTCGTCACGCGAAGAACATCGCTAAAGGGAAGATGTCTGCGGCGTACTGGGCAAATAAGGTAAAGTGGTAGGGCTATGGCTCAACCCGCTGATCAAGACCTCATCATTACCCGTGGAGACACCGAAACCTTGGTGGTCACCATCCAAGACGACAACGGTTCTGCTATCAACATCACAGGTCGAACCTACCGTTCCCAAATTCGTTCATCGCAGGATTCCACAACCATCAAAGCATCGTTGACGTGTACCATCACCGGCGGTGCAAGCGGTCAAGTTACTTGTGTTTTGTCGGCTGCCGATTCCGCCACGCTTCCATCGGGTCAATACTTTTGGGATCTTGAAGAAACCGCATCGGGTGTGGTGTCCACAATTCTTTCAGGGAATGTAACTGTTCTAGCCGATGTAACCAGGTAAGTCATGGCAACGACGAACATCACCGTCAACCGTGGCAGTGCCTCACCTGCTAGTTATGAAATAACTGTTACCCGAAGTGACGCATCTGTTGGTGCTGTACTAATTCCTGCGGTATCCTCATCTTCGGTATCGGCAGTTGTTACTGTTGTTACTACAAGCAATTCAGGACCACAGGGGGCGCAAGGCCCGACAGGTCCTACAGGACCACAAGGGGTACAAGGTGTCACAGGACCGACAGGCTCGCAAGGCAATCAAGGGGCGACAGGCCCAACAGGAGCCACAGGCTCGCAAGGAGCCACGGGTCCGACAGGCCCGACAGGACCAACCGGAGCGCAAGGTATCCAAGGCGCAACAGGTCCAACAGGATCTACAGGTGTTACAGGACCAACAGGACCAACAGGCGCAACAGGCGATGCGGGACCTACGGGACCTACGGGAGCAGTTGGCGCAACAGGGCCTACTGGTCCAACAGGCCCTATCGGAAACACGGGTCCAACGGGACCTACTGGTGCGACTGGCATCCAAGGATCAACTGGTCCTACTGGACCTACTGGTGCAACGGGGAGCCAAGGACCCATTGGGGAGACAGGACCGACGGGTGCAACTGGCCCTACAGGTCCCCAAGGGAATGTCGGCTCGCAAGGTGCTACGGGTCCAACGGGTCCTACAGGAGCTACTGGCGCGACAGGTGACGCATCCACGGTCACAGGTCCAACTGGTCCTACCGGTGCGACAGGTCCGACTGGGGCTACTGGTGTACAAGGTCCAACTGGACCAACGGGCGCTACTGGACTTCAGGGAGACGTTGGTCCCACAGGGCCGACTGGTGCGACGGGTGCTGTAGGAGCCACTGGTCCTACTGGTCCAACGGGTGCGACAGGGGCGACAGGTCCCACTGGTCCTACTGGTGCTACAGGAACATCGGGTTCGTTCTCTAGCACCCAAACCATCAACACTCAAACAGGTACGACATACACGCTTGTGTCTGGTGACGCAGGCAAGATGGTGACATTAGATAATGCTTCTGCTATCACGGTGACAGTGAACGGTACAACAGCGTTGTCGGCTGGTCAGGCTATTGACATGGCACAGTTAGGCGCGGGGCAGGTCACGGTTTCTGCTTCTGCCGTCACAATCAACGGGACACCTGGTTTGAAGTTTAGGGCTAGGTATTCAGCAGCCACATTGTTCTGCGTTTCAACAGACAACTATCTTCTTATCGGGGATTTGAGTGCATAATGGCGATCAGACACGGCATTGTTGCATCGTCTGTAGCGTTACCCCCAACAGTTACACTCAACGCAGCATCTAATTTCAACCAAGAATTAGCCACGTTGAACGCGACGGTTGATGCTAATGGTTATTCGACTACGGTGAAGTTTCAGTACAGCACCGCTTCTAACTTCAGTAGCTTTACGGAAGTCAATGCCGCTACTACACCGATCACCGGTCAGGCCGTTTCTTCGTATGCAAACATCACAGGTTTGTCTGTCAATACGACTTACTATTTCAGATGTGTAGCAACCAATAGTGCTGGCACTACCACTTCGTCTTCGTTGTCTTTTACAACTTGGAACATTCAGGTGTACGAGCGTTCCACTTCTGGTGGCACCACGTTCACTATCCCGACTGTCACCCCGACTGGTGGTTCTGCTGTAGCAGTCAGCATCTTGGACATCATCATGTTCGGCGGTGGCGGTGGAGGTTCCTATGGCGGTGGTGCAGGTGGTGGAGGCTCACAGAATGTATCTTCACGCTCTATGACTGGTTCCCGCAGTATCACGACATCTGTAGGCGCAGGTGGTACTGGTGGTACTGGTGGCGCATACGGCACTGCTGGTGGTTCCACATCATTGACGGGTGATTTGACAACCCTTACTGCTGGTGGTGGCGGTGCAGGTCCTTCAGATTCTAGTGCTGGTTCATCAGGGAATGGAAACGCTGGCGGCACAGTAGCAACTTATGATGCTGATGGCGGTGGTAAAGGTCTTCCCAACTTTGGTTATGGTGGCGGCGGCGGTGCTGGCGCAGTAGGCGGGAATGGTGTTGCCAATGCGTCAACTACTACTGGCGGTACTGGCGGAACGGGAGTATCTATTACTTCTGGGGGTGTCACTAGAGCAGGTGGCGCAGGCGGCGGTGGAGCAGCGTACATCAGAACAGGAAGCGGAACACAAGGAAGCCAAGGTTCTAATAATACCTATGGTTCTGGAGGTAATAGCCGTGAAGCAGGCGGCGATGCTGGTCAGGCTGGATATATTAGATTTCGTTACTACGCCGCAAGCGCACTCGCATAGGGGACACAATGATTACCGTACAACCATTCACGCTAGAAGTCATCAAAACCCATAAATGCTTCTACCTTCTACGCCACATCACAGGCGCGTCTGAACTACAAATCCTGCACAACACCCCTGCTGGACACATAGAAACAAACGTGGCAGACGCTTTCTCAATGCCAAACGGCGCAATTATTATTGCTTGGAAGTTTCCACTCAACATTGCCCCAATGCACAACCTCGTAGCAGTACACGGACAAACTACAGAAAACATCAACCTTGTTCCATTAGAGCGAGTCATTGACATTTATGACAGACCAGTAGATGCCCAGCTAGGTGTTTTTAGTTTTACCGGTTCAGAGATGATTCTTGCACCGCATCTTGATTGGCGATGCGACAACGGCAAGTTTGGGCCACTGCCATTCGCTAACCCTGAAGGCATATTCGAGGCACCGTCAGGGATAGTTATTTATGAACCTGTCATCCCTGTCAACGGTGTTGGCTACATTGTTTATGTAGAAGGTGTGGGAAAACAAGACTTGGCTAATGCTTATTTGAATTCCGATACACGACCCGTCACAGGGCGTACATTGTGGGAAACGCTGAAACTGATTCGTGAATGGGCAATCGTCAACAAGGAACCGTTCAACAACACTGAAGCTGTTGCCCATAAAGCCCATCAGTTCATTCGGGAATTGAAACTGACCGAACAGGAAATAACTGTTATTGATCAGCAGATTCCTATGCAGATAGCCAACTATCTCATGGGTAACACCAACGCACGTCAACGCCCTGACGGGGTGCTACCAATTACTGATGATGTGAAAGACCTTTTGTTTGGTCGTCTTGCATCTTGTTCAGTAGCAGCATTGGAATACTTGAACCCTGGTATGTGGGACCTTGAAGAACTGCTATCAAAAGAGCAAGAGCAACTGGTTATTGACGAGCAAATCTTTGAAATGTTGAAACAAACATTTGAAGCAGACCGCCCAGTTATCGCTATTCAACATCGTGTGTTTGCTAATAAGCGTTTGATTTTAGATAAGGTGGCGGCAGGTCAACTTTAGGAGGGGCAGTGAAAATAGCTGTATATGCCATCGCCAAGAACGAAGAACAGTTCGTGGCACGTTGGTCCGAGTCATGCAAAGAAGCTGACTATCGACTGATCCTAGATACCGGTTCAACAGACGGCACATACAGGTCAGCCCTTGGCTGTGGCGTGGAAACAAGCATAGCGATGTTCACCCCTTGGCGATTTGACGAGGCACGTAACTTTTCTCTTTCTTTGCTCCCCGAAGACATTGACATCTGTATCGCTTTAGACATGGATGAGGTGCTACAACCAGGTTGGCGGCAAGATCTAGAAGCCATCCCTGAAGGAACCACCCGACCCCGATACAAATACGTTTGGTCATGGAACGAAGACGGGTCAGAAGGACTTGTGTATGGTGGCGACAAAATCCACGCCCGTCACGGCTACCGATGGAAACACCCCGTACATGAAGTTCTCAAACCCGTTGCTGGTGTCGAGAAACAATGCTGGCTTGACAACCTAGAAATCCACCACCACCCTGACCACACCAAGTCACGCGGGCAATACTTTGACCTACTCAAATTGGCTGTAGAAGAAGAACCAAACGATGACCGCAACCAGTTCTACCTAGCCCGTGAATACTTCTTCCACGGCAAACACGAACTAGCCCAATACCATTTCACACAGCACCTACGCCTGTCACAATGGCACCCTGAACGGGCAGCGTCACACCGCTACATGGCCAAGATGCGACCCACCGCAGCAGTACATCACTTGTTCAAAGCGATAGCGGAAGCCCCTGACCGACGGGAACCTTGGGTGGATTTAGCGAAGGTGTACTACGAACGTCAAGACTGGCAACGATGCCTGCTGGCTGTCGAGACGGCACTACTTGTACAAGAGAAACCGATGGACTATCTATGTGAGGCTGAAGCTTGGGGCTGGCTACCGTACGACTTGGGTGCTATCTCGGCGCATCATCTTGGTGACACAGACAAAGCCTTCAAGTATGGATCTGAAGCGATTGCCTTGAACCCCACCGACGAAAGGCTCCAAGCCAACCTCGGCTTCTATCGGCTATGATAAAGCCGACTAGATAAAGGAGTCGTCATGCCCAAGGTAGGAAAAAAAGAGTTCCCGTATAACGCTAAGGGAATGGCTATGGCGAAAGCTGAAGCCAAGAAGACCGGCAAGAAGATGCAAACTGGCAAAGGTTCTGTCCGTAAAAAGAAGATGAAGTAAGTGTCCACTGGTAGTGCTGTAATCAATCGAACCCTTCGACAGTTACTATCGGGGGTTATTGAGCAACGCAACAAGTTGTCTGCGACAATCAACGCCACCGCTACCACGGTGGTTTTGTCGTATGAACTTGACGGTATCCGCGCAGGGCAAGTTTTTGAGATTGACTCTGAACTGTTTTACGTGTGGGAAGCTACTGCTGGCACGAAGACATTGACAGTGGAACGAGGCTGGAACGGCACCACAGCCGCAGCCCACACCGCTGGTGCTGTCGTCACAACCAACCCCCGTTTCCCACGTTCCCAAATCTTTGATGCGTTGAACGATGAACTGTTGGATTTGTCTAGCCCAATGCACGGCTTGTTCCAAGTCAAAACTTTTGACTTTGACTACAACGGATCAGCAGACATCATCAACCTTCCCCCTGTCTTGTCCATCATTGACCTTGTGGGTGTCCACATCCGTGTAACGGGAGACAACTACGAATGGGTTCGCAAGGTACGTCTGCTTCGTGACTTGCCAACAGATGACTTCTCTAGCGGGTTCGGTTTGAAGTTTGAGAACCGCATCCGTTCAGGTCGTTTGCGTATTGTCTATAAAGCACCGTTCTCGTCGTTGACGAACGAATCACAGAACTTGCTGAACATTGCAGGTTTGCCGACATCTTGTGAAGACATCATCAACATGGGTGTCCAAATCCGTTTGATGGCATCCCGCGAAATCAAACGTAACTTCACCGAATCACAAGGCGATACTCGCCGTGCCGAAGAAGTGGGTGCCGGTGCGGTCACTAACAGCATCACTCAACTTGTTCGTATGCGCCGTGATCGTATCCAAGCAGAAGCAACTCGACTGATAAAGCAGTACCCCACTTTCTTGTCAAAGGATTAGCCGATGCCGTTGATTGATTTCACGACATCCTTCAAGGGTGGCCCGTCGTTCTTTACGGGTACAGGAACCACTTCTCTTGTTCCTGATGTTTTCCCTGTGGCTATCAATGGCCGCCCATACATGATTGATTCACGGTCAGGGAAGTTCACCCGCCAGTTTGACCAACGTGTGCGTGATTCGCAGGACACTTCGACTGCACCTGGCGAGTCGGCTATCAGCCCTCAGGGGTTGTGGCGGCGTGGTCAGAATTCGTGGCATTTTGGTGCGGGACAGAAATACGCTGATGATGCAGCAGCGCAGGACTTCAGGTTTTATAAGTCTAAGGGTGTGAATGTTTGGACTAAAGGCCAGTTAACTTTGTTGAACGGTACGAAGGTGTCGTTGTCTGACGCTTCGACAACATCCAATATGGTTGTGCAAGACGGGCGTGTGTATGTGTCTTTGAACGGCAATGTCAAGTACACCACCGATCCTTATGCGTCTAGCCCTACATGGACAGATGTGACGGGTGAACCCGCTGCAACCTGCAACACAATGGCAACTAACGGCGATGTCATTTACTTCGGTTTCGCTAATGACGGCATCCGCAAACTAGACCCTGCTGTATCCATCTCTGCTATCAGTGGAACAAAGTTCATCAACACAACCGACAACTACTACCTGTTGGGTTTTGCTAAAGGTTTCATGTTCGGCGCATACGACCATGAGTTGTACAACATTGACGGAACAGGTAGCAAGTCAAAAATTATTAGCCCTATTGATACAGGGTTTATTTGGACTGGTGTTGCCACTGGTCAGAACGCTATGTACGCATCAGGGTACGCCAACAAAAAGTCCTACATCTACAAGGTCACAATCAAATCTGACGGCACTCTAGACAAAGGCGTGGTCGCATTAGAACTTCCTACTGGTGAAGTGGCCACAGCTCTTTCTGGGTATCTAGGCGCAATCCTTGTCGGCACAAACAAAGGTGTCCGATATTGCACCACCGACTCCAACAACAACCTTGTTGCCGGTGCAATCATCCCCACATCAGGTGATGTCAAGAAGTTCACATCGGCAGACAAATACACGTGGTTCACCTGGTCAAACTATGACGGTGTATCAACAGGTTTAGGTCGCCTTGACCTGTCTAACTTCATCGCTCCCAACACACCCGCGTTCGCAACGGATCTTATGTACACATCCACAGCCAATGTGCTGAACGTTGTCACGTTTGAAGACAAACACTGCTTCGTCGTATCAGGTGTTGGCGTTATCGCAGAAGACACCGCCAACCTTGTCACTTCAGGCTCTATCGAGACAGGCACATACCGTTGGGGTATCCCAGATCGCAAGTTCGCCCCACGATTTGACATCCGTGTACAACCACTCGTCGGCTCCGTCTCCACATCCGTCTCATTTGACTCAGGAGAATACGAATCAATCGGCACACACTCCGACCAGGCAGACACCGAACACACCTTCCTAGCCCCCGAAGACAAGTTCATTGAAGCCGCATACAGACTGACATTCACCCGTCAAACCGCCACCACAGGCCCAACCTTCAGCCGTTGGATGGCTCGCGCCTACGCCGCCCCTATCCGTTCCCGCCTCATCAGTGTCCCCGTATTACTGCACAACGTTCTTGATGTCCACGGCAAGGAATACTTTATGGATGTCGAAGCTGAACGAGACGTGCTGGACAACCTTGTTGCCAACCCTCGTATCGTCACCTACCAAGAACGAGGCGACATTTATTCAGTAATCGTCGAAGACATTGAATGGCAGGCGTTGGATGCCTCTAGCCGTGACTGGCTATGGGAAGGAACCGCGACTGTTATTATGAGAACGATCACCGAATAGGAGCATCATGCCTAAGACACGCAGAAAATACAAAGGTAACGCCACCACCACCACCATCGGTGCTGGCTTGGCTGCCGGTGCGACTTCAGCCACTATCGCCGCAAACACAGGATGGCCGACAACGGCACCGTTCTACTGTGTTGTCAGCCCTGGGACATCATCTGAAGAAAAGATTCTTATTGGGGCTATCTCAGGTACAAGCATTTCAAGCATTACCCGTGGCGTGGATGACACATCCGACCAAACCCACGCTTCAGGTTGCACCATCTACCCTGTCTTCACCGCTATTGACGCTGACGAAGCAAACGAACTGACATCAACGTACGCAAACCAAGGTGGAATCGTTTATCAGGGGGCTTCGACTTTTGCACAGTTGACCATCGGCACAGCAGGTCAAGTGTTGAAGGTGAACAGTGGTGCCACGGCTCCCGAATGGGGTCAGGTACCTACCGCCGGTATCGCTGATGATGCGGTAACTGCCGCCAAGATTGCTACTGACGCTGTTGGATCTGCCGAAATTGCCGCTAACGCTGTGACTGCTACGGAGATTGCATCTGACGCTGTAACGACAGCCAAGATTCTTGATGGTGCTGTGACATCAGGAAAGATTCTTGACGGCACCATCGTTGATGGAGACATCAATGCTTCGGCTGCTATCGCATTATCTAAGTTGGCGACGGGTGCTTTGCCCACAGCTATTACGGTGGCATCAGCCAACATTGTGAACGGCACGATTGTTGCTGAAGATTTGGCTTCTGACTCGGTGACCACAGCGAAGATTCTCAATGCGAATGTGACGAACGCCAAAATCAATAACGGCGCATCGGGTGACGTTGCATTGGTAACTGTCTCGACTTCTGACCCTACTGGCGGTAAGAACGGCGACATCTGGGTGAAGGTTGTCTAATGCCTTCTGTCGGCTCTCATGTTCCACAGGCTAAAGACGCAGGAACTTGGAAGAACTGGTCTAAGTTTTGGGCTAAAGACGGTGGCACCTGGAAGCGACCTGTTTCTGTGTTTGTCAAATCAAGCGGGTCTTGGGTTGAGGTATGGGATGAGGTGCCTGTTATCACCAACGTGACAACCAGTTACTCGGTTGACACATCAGACCCGTTTGTTCCTGTTACCACCTACAACAAGAACTTCACGGTGGCGGCTAACGGATTTGAAACCACCCTCACAAGCAGCCCTAGTGGAGCGACCTTCAGCCAATCAACAATTAGTGTTGACGGAACTGTGGCAGTAACTAGCAGTAGGGCTTTTGTTGGCGACTATGACCCCGCCAATATGCACACCGTAACCGCCACCAACTCATCAGGCACAGCCACAGCCTGATACACTCAACCAATGTAGGGGAACCCAATAGGAGAACCCCATGTTGTCATTGAAAATCGCCAAAGACGTAGCAAGTCGAATCGTGGCCTTGTTCATCATGTCAAGCTTGACGATTATCACCGGTTCAAGCATCATCAACAGTGTCGGCACCGATGTACAAATTCCACTCTGGTACTCCGCAGCCCTTGGTGGATTCCACGCCATTGCAGACGTTCTTGTGAACCTTGCCAAAGCATCCCTTGACGGCAGGCTTGAAGCACACGAAGTAGATGCTGCTTTCGGTGTGAAGCGTGACAAGTCGGAAGGCTAGTTACGCGCTAATCCTGATTGGGGCATCGGTTCTTTTCCTTGCCGCCACATCAAAAGCAACACCCACCCCTGGTATCACGGTCACGGTTTATAACAACTACTGGTACAACAACGCCCCACCAGTGCCACCGAACAGACCGATAGTTGGCACGATACAAGTTGCACAAGTTGATCAGAACTTTGATGCTGAACCGTTGTTCAATATGTATGAAGATTTTGTGGTTCGCTATGACTCGTATCTGACTGCACCATGCACGTGTGATGTCAGGTTTATGGCCCAAGCCGATGACGGAACAATCCTGTATTTAGATAACGCTTTGATTACCTACGACTGGTTTGACAAAGGTGGCGGTGGTTCCGTTAGTAATCCTATCCCGTTTGAATACGGTGTCCCGAAACAAATGTTGCTGTGGTTTTACGAAAACGGTGGCGGAGCCTGGGTGAAACTGTATTGGATGCTTGACGCAACTTGGGAGATAATTCCAGCGACAGCTTTTAGTACAGTTGAGACATGGACAACTACGACGACGACGAACACTCTGCCGCCTACAACAGAGCCATCTACCACGAGTTCGCCAACATTGTCCAGCACTACGACGACACTGCCCGACCCGCCCACGACGACATCGACTTCACTCCAGCCGACTACGACTCTGCCGAATTCGACGACGACGGTGAACCCGTCACCCTCTACGGTGTCGTCATCTTCAACTTCGGTGCCGGTGGTTCCGCCAACATTGAAGCCTTCACCGACTACGACCCTTATGACGATCCCTACTTCTACCTCTACAATCGTCTCAGAGGCTTCTACAAGCGTTCCTACGGCGATGGAGACGACGACAAGCACCCTGACACCCCAGACTCAGGAGACGACGAATCAGAATGGTAAAACATATACCCGTGAAGTTGGCATCGGCCCCATCAAAATCAAACTGACAGCCACCGAAGCCCAACGTAAAACCGTAGTAGCCGCCGCCATCGTACAAATCACCGCTGTGGCTACAATGTCTGCCACGGGGGTATCCACCACAAGCAGTAGCAGCACATCAAGCAGGAGAAGAAGATGATAGAACGGTTCCTTCGTAGCGTCTTCAAAGCCCCCACCTCCTACATCGTGTTTGACGAAGACAAGTCCCTGCCCAAGTACGCCATCGCCTTACCCGAACTAAGCCGAACAATCATCGGTGTTGAAGCCGGAGAAGAAGCTTTGATGAACACCGAAATTGTCATCGTGTTTGACGCTGAAGAACCAGTCGCATCGACACATCTCATAGGTTTGTTAGGTCACGGACCTCACACCCTGCGTAGGCGTGTCCTGTCGCGTCTGGTGAGGCATCTAGTGGGTGCAGCCTGGACCCTTGCAGGTATGATCATCGTGGTACTCACGTTATCTGGTGCGTTGCAGATTATATCCCTGCTAATCTGCCTGCTATTCTTTGTTGTTGATCTAATGTCTATCTCTCTCAGGAGGCCATAATGCCACGCAAGTACACAGGCAACAGTGACGGGCTTTCACGTACAGGTCTTCGACCAGGCACAAAGAAGTTCATGCAGTTAGCGATGAAGGAATACGGCTTGACCAACCTTGGTGGTTTCGCTAATCGCTCGATGAATAACCCGAAGGCAAAGAAGGGCGACCCTAAGTGGTTGAGCGTTCACGCAAGTGGGCGAGCTTGCGATTTGGGGTACACCAACCGCACAAAAGCAATGGAACTATGGCACTTTATGCTCACGAACAGTGCTGCATTAGGGCTTGAAGAAGCACACGATTATGCGTTTGATGCCGATAAAACCGACGGCAAACTTGGTTGGGGTCGCGGCTATCGTTGCTCCCGTGGCGAAGGCGAAAAGGGCGTAAAGATTTATGACAGCGAAAACAATGCCGGTTCGCAAGGTGGGAAGTGGTTGCATTTTGAACTTTCTCCCGCTATGGCAGACAATCCAAACAAGTTCGCTGCGGTATGGGCTGAACTACAGGCCAAAGAAAAGGCATGATGAGAACCGTGGGTGTACTGATCTGGGTAAGTATCGGTGCAGTTCTCGGTGTCTCTGCTTTTCTATTGATGGCGTGGGGCGAAGCAGTACGCATCAGTAACAAAGACGACCAATGACTGTCGCAGAATGGATCATCACAGTAGGCGCAGTTGTCGCCGCTATTGGTGTCATCCATCGCGCAGTGGTGTATCCAATTTTCAAATGGGGACAACGCATTGAACACGCTGTCAGCCACGTTGAGTTAAACATGAAGAACAACGGCGGTACATCTATGCGTGATGCGATTGACCGCATCGAGAAGCGTCTAACAACAGTCGAGGACTACATCACCAAACCAAAGTAGGTGATAAAGTCGGCAGTCCTATGACACACGCCGACATCGAAATCCTGCTGAAGTATCTAGTGAAAGTAGTGGTGCCACCGGCAGACCACGACGACTTCATCCGAGCTGTTGAACGGTTGGAATCCTTGCTACATAAGGCTAAGAAAGTCGCATAAACCCCGACTAATATCGGGCTATGACCGCACCAAAGAACTGGCTGACCTGCCCTAACTGTGACTACGGATGGGATGTGAACGAAGGCCGTCACTGCCCGCAATGCCGCACAGAAGGAGAATCAGATGGAGAAGACTGAGTACCCCATTGTTCTTGTCAAATGGGCTGATGCTTGTGGCGAAGAACCAGGTTGGTTATCTCTTGACACACTCGAAGATGACGGTGAAGTAATCGTCAACAGTGTCGGTTTTCTTATACCGCAAGACGAACCAGGTTCCAAAAAGGATCACATCACGTTGATGCAATCTTTCCATGATGGCGAAGGAATCCACATTTTCCGTATCCCCGCGGGGATGGTTCGGTCTATGTCTGTCATTCATTTTGAGGACTAAATATTTCTGCTTGACTTTGATACACCCCGCCGATAATGTGACGGTCAATCGTTATACAACAAGGAGGGGCTATGGCTCTACATCGTTATCGGATTGCCAAACCAGAACACGGTGGGCAAGACTGGCTGAACATTCGTTTCCGAGATGAAGAAGGAAACAAGCGTGTGTCGGCATCAGCTGTGGCAGCAATCTACGGGTTGCATCCATTCGTCAAGAAAGACGCATACGCAGCAGAACTATTAGGTGATGTTGCACCTACACCAATTCCACCGAACCCTGCAATGGAACGTGGCAACCGTTTAGAACCATTCGTTCTTGAATGGGCCGCCGACAAGATTGGTGTTCCGTACATCACACCCGAAGAAATGTTCGCCGCTGATTCACCGAACGGTGCGCGGATGGTTTCCACACTCGACGGGTATTACGAAGATGGTGACACCCGAATGATTCTTGAAATCAAAACCACAACGCGCAAATGGGAAGGCAACCTGCCTGACTACTGGCGTATCCAAGGTATCCAACAAGCTATCTGTGCAGACACCAACGAAGTGATGTGGGCTGTGTTTGATCCGTCAATGATTCTGCATTTGCATCGACAGATAATTACACCGGCAGAGATGGCTGAACACATCAGTGCTGTTGAAGCCTGGTTGAACGCTATCGAGTTGGGGATGATGCCAACAGGTGTGAAGTGGTCGTATGAAACTATTGCTACCCGTTACAAGCGAAGCGTGAGCAAGATTCAAGAGTTGCCCACTGAGACATCTGATTTGTTTGACCGTCTTCGCCATGTCCGTAGCGAACTGGCTTCCTATAAAGAGTTGGAAGACCAGTTGAAAGCAGAGATCTGTGACTTGATTGGCGACTGTGATACCGCTACCATCAACGGTACAACAGTTGCTACTTGGAAGGCACAAGAACGCAGCACCTTTGACGCGAAAGCGTTCAAAGAAGCGTACCCCGAACTGCATACACAGTTCACAAAAACATCAACAACACGTAGCTTTCTCTTGAAGGGAGAAAAATAATGGAAAAGAAAACTATTGGACTTGGCGATGTACTCGCCACATACGGTGTGCCTGACCCGCGCATCGTTGGCAAACTACCTAAGGGTGGAATCCAACTTGACTTCGTTGGTCACGCCGACGTAACCAAAATGCTTATCGAGATTGACCCGTGCTGGTCATGGGAACCAGTAGCGTTTGACGCTGACGGACTGCCCGCATACCGCGTCGAGAACGGGCTGGCACATATGGCGGGCTGGCTCACTGTTCACGGTGTACGCCGTCTCGGTATCGGATCAGTAGCACACAACAAACCTGACCTGTTGAAAGAACTCGCATCGGACTTCATTCGTAATGCTGCTATGCGTTTCGGTATTTGTCTGTCGTTGTGGACTAAGCAGGAATGGGATGACATCCCTAGCCACACACCTACACCGGCACCGAAGGCAACCCCGAAGACCACACCAAAGACTGATGGCTTGCTATCTATCGCCCAGGTGAACCAGTTCAAGTCTGCGTGTGAGGCACGTGGCATCAACCCCGACGAGGTAGCGAAGGCTGCTGGTTTGGGTGACTCAGAGAAGTGGACTGAAGGCGACCTTGCCAAGCTTCGTACCGCATACAAGAAGATGTCGGAGGCTATGTAATGGCTAACAAAAGAACAGTTGACCCTGACGCATCAGAGGCTTCGGCACACATCATCGGTATCCGTGTGACACCGAAACAGTTAGAAGAAATTGGTTTGCTTTGTCAGGCCCGTGGCATCAAGCGGTCACAGTTGCTTCGTGATCTTGTTCGACAAGCGATGGAGAAGGAGTTGGAGAAGTGAGGGACTATGTGTACATCGACGACCACGACAATGCGATGACAGAAGTAGCCAACGAACGTGACACCTGGAAAGAGATTGCTGAGGCTTTATACCTTGCTCTTGAATGTGAGAAGGGTCTTCGTTTGGCAGGCATCACAGATGACACCGGATGCCCTAACTGCGCTGGTGTAGTTGAGAAATACTGGAAGGCTGTACACGATGCCGCATGACATCGACTCGTTAGAAGACCGCATCACTTTGCTTCGACATCAACTGAAAGAGATGAAAGCAGAAGTCAAGGAACTGCGCGAGATAATGAACGGCCTTGCCCACGCTGTAGCCCTGCTCAATAAACCCAACAAGGACAAGCAGTGGGTTCAGGAGTATTACCGCCGTTGGGAAAACAAACACAAAGACTGGTGGAATGTCTGATGATCCACGGAAGAAACGGCTATGTGAAATACAAATGCCGGTGTGAGATTTGCCGTAAAGCAAACAGTGACTACAAGAAAAGCCGCCGACCTGTCGCCACATTTCAGTTGCGTCTTGATGGGTCTGTCTTGGTGGAGCGTCTCCGTGCTGATGACCGTTTGAACGCTGTCGGGAAACGCTCTGCTCAACGTTGGGTGCATGAAGGCATTGATGTGTATAACGCTGACCGTATGTGCATCAGACTTGGGTATCACCCCATCGAGATTTGGGGTCAAGACTTTTACGAAGGGTGCCATAGTGAGTAAAGCAAAACAGAAAGGCACTGCTGCTGAGACTGCGGTAGTGAAGTTCCTACGAGAGAACGGTTTCCCCTATGCGGAGCGTCGAGCTTTGCACGGCACCGTGGACAAGGGCGACATCACCGGCTGTGGGCCTATCGTGTTTGAGGTAAAGAACCACAAGACAATAGATTTGGCTGGCTGGATCAAAGAACTAGAAGTGGAAATG